GACTTCATGGGAAACATCCAAAAGGCTGCTGTAGGCGCTGAATTGATCTGGACAATGGGTAACCATGACGCGCGCTTTGAAACGTTCCTAGCGGCTCAGGCTCCTCAATATGAGGGTGTATCAGGGTTTACCCTTAAAGATCACTTTCCTCATTGGCAACCTTGCTGGTCATACTGGGTCAATGAAGATACCTGCATTAAACACCGTTGGAAAGGTGGTTTTGGGGCTGGTAGAGCAAATGCCCTTAACGCGGGCGTAAACATGATTACAGGCCACACACACAATTTGGCAGTACAACCCCTCACCGACTACAACGGAACGCGCTATGGCGTCCAAACAGGCACTCTAGCGGACATTTATGGGGAACAATTCACACATTACACAGAAGATGGCTGCAAGGACTGGCGTTCCGGATTCGCTTTATTGTCATTTGAACGTGGTAGACTTATGCTTCCAGAACTAATTCAGGTATGCGGTGAGTCGGAATTTGAATTTAGAGGGTGCATAAATCAGTGCTAACCAAGTATTGCTACAAGTGTAAAGAAAACAAGTCAGTTGAGTCTTTTGGTAAAAACAAAAGCAAGAAAGATGGCTTGTCTACTGAATGCCGCCTATGCAAACGTCAGGGTGATAAACAATACTACCAAGCCAATGCCGATCAGGTTAAGAAAACTGTTGCAAAATATCGTTCCGAAAATCCAGATAAAGTTAGCCAAGTTAAAAAAGACTGGTACGAGATTAATAAAGCGCATGTTTATAGCAAAAATAATGCTTATAAAAAAGCAAACCCAGAAAAATCTTTTCAGTATCAAAAAAAATATCAACAAACTAATCGTGGGAAAAGAACCGCTTGGTTGGCAAAGTATAGGGCATCTAAGTTGCAGGCTACCCCAACTTGGTTTGAAAAAGATTTAGTAGAGGCTGTATACATAAAAGCCAAAGAATGGGGTTTTGCCGTTGATCATGTTATTCCTTTGCAGGGAAGCAATGTATGCGGGCTGCATTGCTGGTTAAACTTGCAACTAATGGATCCAATGCTCAATTCAAGCAAAGGGAATAGGTATAAGACGTGAAATTAACCCCAGCTATTCTTAAAAATTTGTATTCAGCTATTTACTGTATGAAACCGTTTAATCGGTGGAATATGCCATTGCCTGAACAGATTAACTTTGTCCCTAATGCGGATAAAGATGCTATGGGAACCTACATCTATGAAGATGGGGAAGAATATGAGCATACGATTACTATTTCAACGGAAATGTGCGGGCATCTGTCGACTGTTATCCGAGTCTTATGCCATGAATGTATTCATATGAGTCGTTGGTCAAATGACCGTTGGGCTAGCCACGACAAAGAATTTAAACGCCGCGCCAAGGTTGTATCAGATGAACTTGGCTTTGATGCTTTAGAGTTATAGAATAACTACGGGGGTAGCGGCAATCCTCCTCTTATTGCCCAGTCCCACGGACGCCCCCAATCTCTATTATCCCATTCTGAAAAAGCCAGCCAATAGTTTGGCGGTGTGCTTCCTCCCACATCTCAATACGCTCTTGTTTTGAGAGTTTATGACCTTGGTCAAGTTCTGAGTGGCAAGTGAAGCAGAGCGCCGCGATTCTAAAATCATGGGCCTTAATTCCTCTGCCTTTACCATCTCTAAGCTGATTACTGTGCGCCGCAACCACTGTTCCATCGTTTCGCCCGCAGTGCTGGCATGGGGATTGTCTGACAATTTCTAATAACCTTTTATTTCGATACACGAAGATTAATCATTTCTCTTATATATTTGGCGGCTACATCCATTGGGGATAGGAAATGAAGCGGATCTTCCATAACAAAATTGTTACTAATTTGCCATCCGCCAGCCTGCGTTTTAACTATATCGCCTTTAAGTGAGAGGCTACGCAGATGCATTCCCAGCGCCGAATTCTTGATGCCCAAATCCATTTCCTTGGTCAATATGCCCGGCTTGGATTGAACTAATAAGAGAATTCGCTTCTTTATTTCCATGAAAAAAATGATAACTTCCGTCAGGTAATACTTCATAGTCTGGGGCATCCCATCCCGCAGCTCTAAGCGCAAGTATAATCTCTTCTATGGATTCCATCAGCGACTCCTCATTAATTCGTTGGCTTTTTCAATAAAACCAATAGCTACCTCAAATTGGTCTTCTAAATTCTTAATATCTCTAGCTTGTTTACGAAGCATTTTCGCGGCTTGAGCAGCAATATTGCCCGCCCCGCCGCCTATAGTTGAGTTATCTAAAGCTTGTGCCAGTTCTTCTGCATTCATGTTTTCCTCTAACAATAATTTGCCGTTAAAAATTCTTTAAATTGCATCATTCCCATTTTGGGCAAAGGATTATATTCTTTACCTTTAATTTTGGCTACCCAATGCTGCAAAAACAAAGAATTAAAGTCATATGTTTGATTTGCTATGTGATTAGCAAACATTTCAAAGTTTTCTTTTTTTACTTCCGACCAATCGTTAACTTTGACCACAGGTAAATTATCATAAAGACTATCAACAAAAGGATTGCGCTTGACAATAGGTATTCCACCCAAGACCAAAGTTTCATAAGTTCGATGACATTCATATCCTATTCCTTTGGGGCTAACGGTAAACATAAACTCTGCCTGACGTTGCAACATAAATTTTCTAGCTCTTGGCAAGTTTTCTAAAAAACAAGATTCCTTATCAATCTTATCAAAGCATTCCTGACGGTCTCCATACATTCCATTGCTTAACCAATTACAGTAGTAACCATTTAATTTTTGGTCTGGTGAATCATATAAGTTTTGTAACAACAGTCTTTCTTGAGCTACGGGTGATATGGGACGAAGACCCCATGTGCCGGGCTTTTCCCAAACTGTATGAAAGTCTAATCCAATAGGTAATGCCTGAAGCTTAGGATGCTCCATAGTGCGATTCTGCACATACCAATTCATCAGGTGGGGGTGATTCAATATCAGATCAGTCTCGCGCTTATACATGGTTACATCGTGGTCGCTATCACCGGTAACCAAAATAAAGTAAACAAAAATACGCGATAAGAAATTGTCTACAAAGTTAGGCAAAGCCTCATAGCATACATAAATACTGTCTCCGGGCTTTAAGTTATCTAATAGATCTGCATCAATCTCACTAGAACTAGATTTAGGATTCTTATTATGATGGTCGCAAGACTTTAAAATTCCACGACTAGATACAAAACTACACAGCTTTTCCACTTTTTCTCCTAACTCGTTTAGCTACGGCAGCAATACCGTCTTCTGAATCTTTCTCCAACTCTTCAATTAAAGCGTCTCCACAGCGTACAGCCACATCAGCCATATGCTCCATAGAAAACTCATTGGGTGCGCCCTGTAACAATCCGGTCATAGCAAAACAACTTGCTAAGAACCTCATGTATTGTTTGTCGTTTTCCACTCTTTATACTCCGCGTAAATGTCTTTTAAGGCTCTTTGGGCTGCCAAGTTATTTTTAATTTCTGATCGAGATCCAACCACCAAATAATGTTGCATCCATTCGATACATTCTTTTTCGCTTTTATCATAGAGGGATCCTTCTTCGTGAAGGTATTCCCAAAACTCTTTATCACGGCAGAGCATCCCTGCAAGTTTGACCATTTGTGCGCCAGCATATTCCTCCCGATTTAATGGTTTTTCGTCTTCATCTAAACGAACCATAACCACCATATACCGCGCCCCAACAAAATCCCTGATAATCTCATCAGGAACATCGTCGGGGTGAATAGCCAAGTTAAGTACATATCCATCTTTGGTTTGCTTCATGGATATTTTTTTGGCTTCAAATTGCGGATGATCCATTATTCGTCCCAAGGATCTTTAGCTGGTGAAGAAGACTGCTGTTCTGGTTTCCAAGTATTAACCTTAACGCGCAAAACATTGCGCTCGCCGTTTTTAGTATTTACTTTGCCCTTCCAACCATCAAGCTTAATTTCTACTTCTCCATTGGTAGACTCGCTAATCAATTGCTCCAATAGCTCGCGTTCAAAAATTACAGAGCCTGCAAAGTCTGGTGCTTTATCAAACTTCTTCTCTGTGTTGTGCCACATGGTTCCTTGATTTGGGTATTCCATTTACTTTCCTTTCGTTAGTGCTGCTTTGGTTTTGCTAAATTCGGTCATCATTTCTGAATAAAAATTCTCATCCATAGCTTTTGCTTTATCAAAAACTACACGATTATTCTTAAAGATATTGGCTACATCATCTGGATGGGTAGTTAATGCTAATAGAGCATCTACGCCACCTTTAAGAGCCTCTAGCCAGCCTTTTGCATCCTCAGTATCCATTACTGTAATCTGCCACTCTCCGGGCTTTCCTGCGGTCTTTGGAGCAGGTGTAATCTTAGCTTTCTCAACTGCTTTTGCTGGTGCTGGGATATTAGACACTTTTGGTGTTTGTATAATATTCTCACCCAAATCAGGGGGAACGTCTTCGCCATTATAGATATAGAGACCCAAGCCATGCAGTGCTATCGCCTTAGCGAGGCATCTTTGCATTGCCGTGTTAATTGCAAACGCATCGGGTTCCGGAATCGCTTTATTGCGGTAATCCATGACGGGAAGTTGTGCCGTTCTAGCAATATCATTTGCGACAACGGTACAAAAGACCATGACTGTCCCATTACCCCAGCGTTGGTACTCCGGATAAAACCAATGCGCTTTTGGATCAGCAAGTAATAGCTGGTCGACTGCCCACGCCCAAGACAAATAGGTAAGACCATTTTTCTTCTCCGTGTATTTTGAGACATCAATCTGTCTAAGTTCTTTGTATTCCATCGTGATCCTCTTTTAATTTTCTAACTGTTTCTACTTCAATAAGTTTTTGAGCGTAGTGAATAACTTTCTCAAGATCTTGTATGCCGCCTTTTCTACGCCAACGGGTGGTGTATTTAATAATATTTCCTTCCAAGTACCCCAAACCATTAGCAACAATATAATCCCAAGGCTGAATGGAATTGTCAGCATAATGGCTACCGGCAACTTGATATTCATTTGCTTTTATCTTGTGATCCATGTCCATAATCCCGTTCCAAAAACTCCAAAGACTGCGATAAAAAGCAGCATCCAGACAAACATTTCTCCACAGAAGGATTTAAATCTATCCCAATCCGTTTCGCATCTCCAAATAGGCGTTGCATAATCTGCATCTCTAAGTGCTTCGGATAAAGATCTAGCGGTTTGTGTATATCTGTGATATCGGTTTGTAAATTGTTCATAACTCATTGCTTCTCCTCTTAGTTGCAATACGTTTCGTCACCACATACAGTACAAGTTAATACCTTGCCATCAACTACTAATATCTTTGTTTCACAAGCCATAGCATATGAAGATACAAACAAAAGAATCAATAAAATTCTCATTATTTTTCCTCTAAATAATCGTTGTATTGTTTACAAAATTGGGATACTTGGCAGAAGTTTGAGCAACGCGTTCTATCGCCTTCTCTTACTTCTAAAGTAAACCCTTTTCCTGCTTTAAGTAAAGCCTCCTCTGCTTCCTTAAGATCATTATGCACCGACTTTGCTCTGACTGCACCATCTTTTTTTACTGCGTAAGTTGTCGGTTTTTCCCACATTTCTGCGGGTGTACATAATGGTAGTTCCTCGCCCGAATCCATCGCAAACAATCCTTCTGAATGCANGTGAATCCGGTCACGAATGAAATCTTCTCTTTGTTGCATAGACCACAGATTAACCGGAATAATCTCCACTGGGCATTGGGGATAACCCTGACGTGTTTTAGCGTCCCTGCGGTTCCAATCGCGAATAATAGCTACTATCGCCAACTTATTTACCGTCACTTTCTTAACTGTTTCTACCAGCCAAGCATAAATATTTAACTGTTGCTCCCATTCGGCTTTCTCATTCATTACAGACCATACGCCTACATTCTTATAGTCGTTAATTTCTATGCCAGCATCATGGACAATTTGTAAGTCAATAGCGCCAGAAATATTCCAGCCATCAAGTACCGCATGAAGTCTTTGCTCCACAATATGATTAGCATCTTTGCCATGCTCTAGCACTCCATGAATCGCAGTTCCAATGATTGACCAAACCATATCGGATACATCAACCTCAATCTGGTCATCATATTTCTTTTTAAGCTGCACAATGCGCGGGCTATTGAGTAGTTCAGTAGCCGACATATGCGCTTTGCCTTTAGTGTAAGCGGGGCGTTCCGCTACATTAAGAAATGTTTGCGGCAAACCATATTTATTGCTTATGCGCATTTTTTCTCCTAGTTTCCCATCCTCTTTTAATTTTTTCCGACCTCATTCTTTTTGCCTCCTCTGTTTGTGATGCTGGCGATGCCCAATATTTTTTTATTCTTTCAGAAAATGCTTTTTTTCCCTCTTTGCTTTCTCTAAATGCTCTATTCCTATCAGCTTGTATTTTTCGCATTTCATCCGTTGAATATGATTTCTTTAATTTTTCTGAGTGTTTTTTCTTTACATCATCATTCCATACATTTTTGCTGCTTTCAGATGCTTTTTGCCTTGCTTTTTGTGTCCATTGGTTTTGTCTAATAGTTGTCATTTTTTGTACATAATTTTGGTCAGCATATAGTTTTTTGCCGATTTCAGATAATTTTTTTCTGGTTTCCTCTGTGTGTTTGTAACCAGAAATACCATCTCCTCCATCTGTAAAATTTACCAACTCATATCCCATATCTTTAAAGCAAGAAATTAATAGTTTCTCGTGGTCAAAAGCTTCCTCTTCTGTATCCCAATAGGCAAGGATTTGAACCGTGTATCCATGTTTATTAACAATTTTGTGCCAATAATTGTTTCTGGCATGTTTCCACCATGCTCTTTTCCCAGTGCCTTTGCCAATGTAAAAAATTTTGTTTGTATCATTTCTGCAGTGGCAATATGTATAGTATTTTTTGTTCATAACAAATTGTACTATATTTATTGGTTACGATCATTTTTTGTATTCATTTCCAGCCAGTCGGCTGAGATTGTTGCGGTATGAGCCAATGTTCTTAAAGACTCAATCATTTGCGCGCTTGAACCTTTTAGGCCAAGTTCATAAAAATCGTTAATAGCTTTTTTCATCGCCAAATAACTTTCGCTGTAATCAATCATACTTCCCCCTATTTGGTTGCAATCATATATAAACCTACGTTAGAAAAAGAATAGCCAGCATAAATGACAGCTACCCATGGATTACTCTTAAATGCTTGTTCGGCAGAAATGTAAGCATAAATAAGTCCTGTAACAATAATTAGCCAGCTACTCATTTCTCTTGTGCCTTTCTTAAATCTATTTTTTCTACTTTTGCACAACTGTATCCTCTTGGTGTTTCAATAACTGTGCCACCATTTGCGGTGCATAAATTACTATTTTTTTCAAATTTAACAATAGCAAAACTAATGCCTATTGCAGATAAAATCGCCAAAAATATAAAAAAATAACCCCAAAAATCTTCTTCAAAAAAAGTATTCATTTTTCTTGTGCCTTTCTTAGTATTGCTCTAGCAAACCGCATAATGAATCCATCGTAACCAACATCTTTAAGATGGCATTGTGCTTGAATGTGTCGTATTTCCTCATCTGTTAGTTCT